ATTGGTAGGAATATTAAAAGATAAATATAATTCTGTATTATTTTTATTGTTTTGAATTGCAAACCTTTTTATGCTTTTATTCCTTACATTATATCAATAAAATTTGGTTTTTATATAGCCAAATTTTAAGGCGTAATAATACTCATTGTAGCAATACAACAATTGTTGCTCGGGGTTTTTGAAATACTCCGTATTGTAAAACTTTTTATAAGTCTTGCTTATTCTAATATTGAGCTGGCATAATCCAAAGCTTTGCTCCCTAGTTCAATCCTTGCTTATAATATCGCTTTGTCTGTTTCGGTCTCGGGTTCAATTTTCTTGATCTAGCATATAAACAAAATCAAATCATCATAATTGATAAGCTATATTTATAAGCTTCAACTTTCAGTCGTCTTTTATTGTGCTGTGTTCTATAACTCTTGAATTCACATCATACTCGGGAATATCAACGCTTACCCATTCTTTTAATCAATCAGCGTATGCAATACTTGTTGTAGCCATAAAAACCAAGGCTATAAAAAACAATTTCATAAAATAGTATTAAAAATAAAAAAGCCACCAAAGTAGAAACTTAGTGGCATTATTTCTCTATTTTTTTAGACCAAAAATCTTATACAAAGATAATATTGGTATAGTTATTAATTTATTAAAATTTACTTAATTTCTTCATTTGTATTATCTTTTGCAAATTGGCTTCTGCTGCTTGTCTGCTAGTTGGATTAAGTCTAAAACTCTGATAATAATCCTCTCCAGCCTGTTTGATTCCTATCTCTGTCAATGTCGCTCCTAATTGTTTGTTCACTAATTCTTGTTCTTTTAAGTCGACGTCAGCCTTTAAATTGTCAACTCCTGATTTTTTCGCCTGTAAGTCTAAAAACACACCTAACCTGTCTAAAGCACCACTTAAATTAACAGGACTACCTAATTTACTGTAGTCTGCTGTTGGTGCTTGGTATTTTGGCAGTGTCCCTGTAGTGTTACCAACAGTACCACTTCCATAAACTAAATTTGGGTTTAAACCTGCCGCCTTCAATCGTTTCATCTGCTCTTCTGGACTATTGTATAAATTGCCCTTGTTCCACATATCTAAATCCTTACTATATTGATAATCAGCAAGTTTTTTGTTTTGTTCAAGTTCTAACCTTGCATTTCTCTTCGCAAATGCCTGATTCAAACCTGTATCCACCAAACTAGCTGCGCCGCCTACGGCGCTGCTCATTCCTCCAGTACCTAAAGTCTTTAATAATCCCATAAAAAATATTTTTTTTTTGATTAAATCTAACTCCCCGGCCGCTCGCATGCCGAAGGCGTGCGAATAGCGGCGAGAGGTCTCTCATCTACGGCCGAAGGCCGAATAATAGGGCGTAAGCAAGACACATAACTCATTTATTCTAGCCCTGTGCATAGCGGGGGATGATTTTAAGAAATCCCCTAAGCGTTTGCACATGCTGGTAATAAATGTGCTCTGCTGCCTTGCCTGGCCTATTTCGCATAATGAACTCATAAATAACCCCCATCATCTAATAATCTCCATTATGCTCCAAATCTTCTAGATTTAAATCAGGGTTCGCCCCTATGACCCACGAAATCAATAATATAGTACGTGGGGCGACCCTAATAGTATTGTTAGCACTTCTCTTCTTGATATTATAGTGCTAACTTACACACCCCACGCCACTACTGGGCTGGAGGTGTATCGGGCTCTCCCCCCTCTGTTGATAACTTTGTTAATAACTCACGAAGTTCCAGTATTCGCTGACCATTTGAAGACATTATCGACTCCAATTCTGTTTTATCTAAGCTTACTAATTCACCTAAACTTAAATCATCTAAATTTGGGTCTTCGTCGTATGAATCATTTCGCATAACTGCTGGAAAAACTCCAGTTGCATGCTTAATTAATAACTCTGCTATTGAATAGTCTTGACCTTGAATTGTCTTGCTTGGTAGCAAAAATTTTTCTTTGTCTACATTGTAGAGCTTACTTCTTCTGTTAAAAGATTCCTGATTCATTAAAAAGATTCCAGAATTGATACTTTTTATAGTGTCCAAAATCTTTATGTCTATGTTCTCTTTAGACTTTTCCATTTTATTATTTTTTTTGACGTTAATATTGATATTTAAATAATAATTACAATGTAGGTGTACCAAAATAAGGCAAAGGAAGAACAGCCGTAATATTGTGGAACAATTGAATAAAAAATTTGTCTTCATTTTCGTCGGTTACGTTAAAAATATCGTTCCTGGCTTTAGAAGATTCTAAAAATTCTTCATTAAGTACAGGCGCATTTTGAAAAATTCTTCCTAGATGCCAACTTGCTAAAGTAGTTCTAAACTGACCACTAACTACAGACGGCATAAACTTGTATTCGGAATATCTTGGTATATATCCAAAAGTTCCATCATTGTAAACCTTGTCCGTTGGATTGTAATACAATTCTTTATTTAACACACTTTGTTCACCTAATTGCGCAAACTCTGGGAAAGCATAATCAAACTTTGTTTGTCTCAGAAATGTCTTTGGGATCCCTTGAGAATAACTAGTTTTAGGTATAATACTCATCAGTGCAATAATATATCCATGCTCTTCAAAATTTCTCCTAATTCTTCCAGAGTTACCAACACTAATTCCATGACCACCCATCTTACCTAAAGGATCAGTCCCTTCGTATGTTTGTAAAACCTCGGAAACTCTAATTGCTTGCTTAGTGCCGCCTAAATATTCCGGTCTCTGCAATCTTGCATCGCTTGACCTTACACCGAAATGCGCTAAAATACTCTCAATATATCTGCTGCCTGCTCTAGCGTTTTTCTCTAACCACTCTTGTAAACGTACAGCGTTCCTCAATTCGTTGATTGTTGTACTTGCATTTTCAATCGTATCAATATTTTCAATTCTGGCTTTATATGTAGTACCTCCTACTCTTAAATTCTCTGTTGATTGGTTTGTTGATTGTAAAGTTCCTGAATTACCTGCTTCGCCTATAACGTCACTCCATTGTTTATAAACAATATCCGCTTCCATTGGTAATAAAACTTCGCCACCTTTTTGCGCCTCTGGCAAACAACTTGTAAAATAGTCACGTTCCCATGAACGGTATCTTGTCTTAGTTAATTCACCAGCGGCGGACGAACCTACTTGACCAGATGTTTTAGGAAAAATCACCTTATCGCAAAGGTCCTGCGAACGGAAATAAGTGTTGTAAATTTCTTGGTATGCTCTGAATGGCAAAGCATTGATTTTATCGCTTGCCGTTGCTGTTCCATCCATAATAGGTAAACCAAAGTTGTCCCATATTGAACCAACTGAGGTTGCGCCTCCATCGATTGAAGTTGATTCAAAGTATGGTAAAATTGGCGTTGCTAATCCATCTTCACCACCTGTGATAAATTCCTCCCATTCATCCCAAATTATTCGATTAGGTACAAAGAAATAATGAATATAAGCATTCATCATGTGCATAACTGGAAACTTCATTGGTGCTAATCTGATTAACATCTCAGTTGATAAATCAATCGATTCTCCTGGTATAACCTCTTTACATAAAACTGGGGTTAATGCTCCCCACTTAGCTGTTAACTTACGTTCATGACTAAGATTAAATTTACTTTTCTTAGGCTTTCTTAAAGCCACCTGATTAAAAATTTTCATAACTTCTTTTTTTACGTTTATTTAATTTATTTTGATATAATAAATCGATTTGGTCAGATTGATATAAGTTCCAATCGACACCGTTTTTCTCCTTCTCAATAATCCAATCATACTCATCTTGAATCTTTCTAAGAAGGTTTTCTTGTCGTAATAATTCCTTCTCATCTTTAGTAAAAATTAAATCTCTAAAAACTCTTGGCATACCAACAGTAAAGCCGTTTACATTCATCTTAGCGGTTAAATTCTCTTTATGAAATTTCTTATTTGCCTCGACATACCAGTGACCCATTTTCTGAGAAGCTAATAAAAATGCATTTTCCCGCTTCTTTTTCTCAATATTGTTCTGGTTTTTAAGTACATATCCAGTAGCGTAATGAATAGCGCCAGGCTTGCCAATTTTTAAATCAATAGATCCATATGTCCAAAGTTCATTCAAGAACTTTAATGTATTACCGAATAAGTTGAATATAATCAAATGATAGTGAGGTCTTTGCAACTTATCTCCGTATTCCCCCACACCAAAATAAATAACTTTCTTCATTTTGGGGGCTTCTAAGCCTTTAAAAACCTTGTTGGCTTGTTTCTCTATCTCTCTTTCGTTTTTCATCTTTAGACGCTTTAAAAATGATGATAAATGACCCATTGACAAAGTTGGTTCACCGTCAATTCTTGGCAAATGTTTATCATCGTACGTCAAAGTAATAAAATAACATGAAAAACACTTTTGATATTCTAAAGAGACTCTTGTTGTCCAGGAGTCTCTTTTTTCACCCAGACAAAATAAACAATGCCCACATGGGAGCATCATATCCTGTTTTTTTGAGTATTGTGGTTTTATACACGCCATGACCTGGGTTTAATTAATGGCACATCAAATTTACTATAATCTGATTCCACCACGTTGAACACGGAAAGTTGAGTTGACACCTCTTGATCGTCTGCGGCCTTTACGACCTCTTCTTCTAAATCTGTTTCTTCGCATAATTCTAAATTTAAATTGTTAAAATACTTGTGAATCTCTACTAACTTGTAAAAATTGTTGCCGAAAGATAAAATACTAATTCGGTTAAATTTGTTCTGTTGCTTAATAATCCTTAAAATAATTTGTCTTAAGAATCTTGTATCTCTTTTGATCATTTATGGACTATTTGGACATTAACCAGTTTAAAATTGGATCATAACTCTTTGCATTATCAATAATTTTTTTAAATGCTCCTTCAATTGGTTT